TATCGTCCAAGAAAAATTGGAAGATGGAGAGTCTATGCAGGATTTATTCAAACCTGTTATGCGAGCTATGCAAAACAGCGGATTAATGGGTAAGAATGACGATTCAAAAGAAGTTGATCCTTTAGAGGGTGTTTTAAATTCTGATTCTGAGGAAGATGAAGGAAAAAACTAAATAGGGGCATTGATTGGGAGGGCTTGAAGCGTATTGCGTTCGGCCCTCTTTGTTTAATGCCCCACCAATTTTGGAAATTAACACTAGTAGAATTTAATGAGCTAGTCGAAGGATATAAATTAAGAAATAAATTAGAATGGGAACGTACAGCCCAATTAGCTGTATGGATCATGCAACCTCATGTGAAAGAAAAAATGAGCGTTGATAAATTAATTAAATTAAAAGACGATAAACCAAAAATATCTGAGGAAAAACAAAAAGAACGATTAGACGGTTTATTCAACGAATTGGGGTGAGTGAATGGCAAGTCAAACGTTAGCTGATTTATTTGTTAGTATTGGAGCGGATACAACAGGCTTTGATAGAGAAATGCGACAAATGCAACGGGAAATGGCAACAGCAACCACAGACATGCGAAGATATGCAGGAGGCTTTACAAGTTCATTTGGTAGTATTGGCCCAAAAACCCAAGAATTAAAAGCCCGTATGATGGAATGGCACGCAACCTCTAAAACGGCTATGAGCGGTTTTAAGGAAGATATGGCGGGGGTACAGCTCAAATTCCTGGACATGGCCCAGGGTATGAAAGATTTTAAAGGATCGAATGACGAGTTTTTACATGGGCTTGAGAAATTAGGAAAAGAACAAAAAACAATTACTGATAACATGATGAAACAAAATGAAGCTATGAAACTTGGGTTTATACAAGGTATTGCTACAATGCTTGCGAGAAGTACACAAAGCGAGAAAATAGCACAAAATTTTGATCGTATGAATAACCCGTTATACAAAGTAAATAACAGTTTCTTAGCTATTACAGGCAATTTAGAAAGAATGGCGCACCAAGGGCAACCTGCTGTATTAGCTTTAAAGATGTTAGGACCTACAGCAAATATGAAAGCGTTAAATGATATGACAATGTTAATTAACGGCGGTTTAATGAGAATGCCTATGGTTGCTATGGCGGGAGGCCTTGCGGTTGGTTTAATGTTTGCAGGTTTAGCAAAGTCGGCCTCTGAGAATGTACCAGGGTTTAAAGGTTCATTACAAGAAATGGGCGCTTCTATTAGTTTGGCTTTCCGTCCGATGGTTGAAATATTTGGTCAAGTAGTAATGGCTATTGCAAATTTAATAACGAAAGTTGCTGTCATGGTATCGAATTTTAATAGCGCGCATCCAATATTAGCAAAAGTTCTTCAAGGGTTTTTAATGCTTATTCCTATCTTGATCTTAATTCTATCACCTTTAGCAATCGGAATTGGCCTAGTTAACGGGTTAACGGCTTCATTTGGCGCTTTATGGATGATGATTGGTCCAGGTGTCATAGGATTAGGTGCAATTATGGGAACTGTTTTATTAGTTGCAGGGGCTTTGGTTGCGTTAGGCGTTGCTGTATGGGCGTTATGGACAAAGACAGATTGGTTTAAAGGCGCTGTTATTGGCGCATGGGAGGCCATTAAAACAGCAACAATTGCGGTATGGAATTACATCTATAATAACGGGATAAAGCCCGCTATTGATGCAATAAGCACCTATGTAACGTCTGTATTAACCCGTTTAAAAGCATTTTGGCAATTATACGGCGACGATATAATGAAAATTTTATCAATTGCTTGGACATTGATTAAAACTATATTTATGGTGAATTTAGAATACATTAAAACGATTTTTCTAGTTGCATTTACTTTGTTAAAAACAACAGTTTCGGTAGTTTTTCAAGCGATTAAAACGATCATTGACGTTGTATTAAATACAATCGGCGGTTTAATTAAGTTTTGGGTTGCTATCTTTCATGGAGATTTTAAAGGTGCATTAAATGCGATTAAAGGAATTTTTGAAGATAATTTTAATACGATTGTTAATTTCATTAAGGGCCTTGGATCAACATTCTTTGATGCAGGAAAAGGGCTAGTTGAAATGATGGCAAAAGGTATTAAAAGTGCTATGGGCTCTGTATTGGACGGAATGAAAGAGTTGGCTAAGAAAGCAAGGGACTTTTTACCGTTCTCACCTGCTAAAACAGGACCATTAAGCGACTTGGATAAATTAGACTTTGGAGGGCCTATTTCCGATAGTATTAATAAAGCTATTCCAAATGTAAAAGGGTTATTAACTGATTTAGTTACATTACCTGCAATTACTACAGCGCATGGCCAAAGCGCCTCTACAGGCTCAGAAAACCATGTATGGAACGTTTCAATTAATGCGGATAGCTTAGAACAAGTAAAATCAATTACAGACTTATTTAACACGCTACAACAAACAAAACGAGCTAGGGGGTAACATATGCCTACTAATAATTTTAAAGTAGGGGAAATGCTGAATAAGCGTTCCCCTAACTCTAAAACATGGATTAATTTTGACGGATCATACACAACAGAAATTCACCAGGGTGTAATTCATTTTGAGGATTACGAAGGGAATTTACACAACATAGACACAAGTTTATTCGACGAGGCCGACTTATTCGACTATGACGGACCAATAGAAAAACATGGTAAAGATTTATTAAACGAGGCAAGAGAACGCTCAAGAGCCGATAAAAAGGCGAATAAATTAAATCGAGATTCTTATGATTTTCAAGGTTTAAAAGTGCCATTCCTTGCAAAATTACCAAGGAATTTTAAACGAGGGTACAAAATAGGGTATGGTGAAAATAGATTACATTTTAAACCCGTAGGCGCTAGCCCGTCAAAGGGTTATGTTGACGAAGAAAGAGGAAATTGTATTCATTACCAAGATGCTTGGAATGATGCAGATGTATGCTTAGAATTAACAGACAAAGGGATAAAAGAAACGATTGTCTTAAAAACAGACAGAGCGCCGTTTAAATTCTCTTTTGAAGTAAACGGAACACTTGAGGACGATTTAACAGCGGGGGCAATGGCATTACAGCCCGCATGGCTTGAGGATGCAAACGGAGAAAAACGAGATGTAAGTCAAACGATTAGACGAGTTGGAGAACAAACGTTTATTGATTTAGAGGCAGATGTTAACGGGTTAGTTTATCCAATATATATTGATCCTACTGTAAACGTTCAACCTAACCCAACAAACGGCATAGATGCTTATATTAACGAAGGAAACCCCGCACAAAATAACGGTACAGATACAAATATGTTTGTTGGATTGACTAGTGGTAGCTCATTACGTTACAGGTCATTAATCAAATTTGATATATCTTATATACCAATAGGCGCAAGTATAACTAGTTCGAGTGTATACCTTTATCAATCGGGCAGTTATGACACATCGGGCCAAACTTTAAATTTTTATAGAATTACAGCAGATTGGAACGAAACGGCCGTAACTTGGAATAATCAACCGACTTTTGATAATACAAATGTTTATGCTCAAATGACAACAGGAGCATCAAGTACATTTTATTCAACTTTAAGTGCAAATTTAAACAATTTAATTAGCGGTTGGGTAAATGGGACTTTCCCAAATTACGGAATGATGATAGCGCATAGTAATGAGGCGGTACAAGGGACTTACAAGTCATTTTGGACATCAGATTATACAACATTAACCACAAACAGACCAAAATTACAAATTAACTACAACTTACCACCAACAACACCGACAGTTACGTTACCTAATGGGGGTGAAACGTTAAACAGTAGTTATACGGTCACTTGGACAGGCTCGAAAGATTACGAAACACCTTTTACAGCTTTTCCTTATGATAATAGCTTTGCATTACAACTTAGTAGCAGTACGACAAAAATAGCGCAATCATTTACAAATACGACCGCAGGAACATTAAAAACATTTTCTTTTTTTGCTAGTTCTGTTCCTGCAAGTACAAATGCAAGAATTTCACTATGTTCCGTTAACGGACAATCTCCATTTACTGAATTATCGGTTGTTGCTAGTTTTGCGGTAGTGAACGGAAGAAATGATGTTCCATTTAATTACGCCTTATCGGCTAGTACAGATTATTTTTTAGTTGTTGAATATGTTAATAATATTTTTTCTATTAATTTTGGTTTAGTTATGCCAAATTCAGCGGGATATACAAGATATTTAAGTAGCGGAACATGGACAACCGCAAGCGGTGGGCCTTGGTGTTTCGAGGCGAAAGTGGAGTTAAACACTTCATTACAATATCACATCCAATTATCAACAAATAACGGTAGTACGTGGAAAGATATTGTTGCATTAACGAGCGCAGGCGCAACTTCTTACACATATGATTTTATTAATGAGGCGCAAACTAGCACAGGATTAATAAGAATAAGAGCATATGATGGCTCAGCTTATAGCCCTTATGACCAATCAAACGGCGTATTTACAATACAGCACAACCAAGCGCCGACAGCGCCAACAAACTTAAACCCATCAAGCGGAGTAAAAGACCAAGCCGTAGTTAACCGCTTATCGTGGACACATAACGATCCGAACGGAGATATACAAAGTAAATTTGATTTACAATATAGGTTACAAGGAGCGGGAAGTTGGACGACCGTCACGCAAACAACCCCAAATAATTATTATGACTTTTCGGCTTGGGGCTTACCATTAGGCGTGATTGAATGGCAAGTAAGAACATATGACCAAGCGGGACTAAGTGGCCCATATTCAAGCATTGCAACATTTAGCGTAGCAACAAAGCCCGCAACACCTACAATAACAAGCCCGACAAACGGGGCGACAGTTTCAATTGCTAATCCTGTTATTCAATGGAGCCATCCAACACAAACGGATTACGATTTAATTATTAAAGATTCAACAGGGACGACGACAATTTGGCAAGATACAAAAACAAGTACAAATAAAGCTGTAACCGTTGGGGCGAATTTAGCAAACGGAACAAGTTATAAAGTTCAAGTTGCTGTAAAAGATAGCGGGGGGTTATGGTCAAATTTTGCGAGTAATGATATTACTGTTTCTTATACACCGCCTGCAATTCCTATTTTAACAAGCGTTGAAGATAATATCAGAGGCTCAATTGCAATAACAATTAACAATCCTACACCGACAGGTTCACAACCGACGGTTACAGGTTGCGACTTATACCGTCAAGAAGGTACAGGGGCGTTTGTTTGTATTAAAAAAGGTATTAATGGATCGTACACCGATTACACAGTTAAACCAAATACAACAATTAGTTATTATGTTATTGCAAACGGTTCAAACGGAACAGTAAGTCAAAGCGCAACGATTACCGACAGCGCAGGCGTGAGCCTCACGCAATTGGCCCTATTAAGCGATAATACAAAGTATGTCACTTTAACACTAGGAACAAAATTAAGCGAAAATAGGAAGGTTGAGCGGGCTTTAATGCAATTCGCAGGGCGCAAATATGCGGTTGCTGAGTTTGGAGAACAAAAAGAGAACGGCTACAGTTATTCATACGTTATTAAAACTCAATCGGAGCTAGATACACTAGAAAGTATTTTAGATGCTCAAGAAACGATTTTGTTAAGGGATACAAAAGGAAGAAAAGCCTTTGTTACTCTTGAGGGAATTAGTATTAACGAATTAGCAACATATTGGGAAATTACGTTAAACCCTACACAGGTAGAATATAACGAGGGGGTATAATTATGATACCTTTGGCAAGGAATGGCTATACAGATCAAGAAATTAAAGATGTTTTGCATGGTAAGTATGGAGCTAGAAACGTTAAATTCACTTACAATTTATTAGACAAAAACAATGTAAGTAAGGGAACTTTAACAAATGTGATAAAGGGGGGCGTTAAATACGCCTCTTTTAATGACATTAAGAGAACAGCTACTTTCACAATTGTGGATGATGGGAGCATTAATTTTTTAAGTGATCGTATACAACCGATTATGCAAGTTAAAGTGAAAGGGCAATATATAGATTTTCCTTTAGGTGTCTTCTTACTAGCAACCCCAAAGAGAATGGACGAAGAAAACGCCGTTAAAAGGGAAATAGAGGCCTATGACGGACTTTTAATCCTTATTGACGATAAATTACAAAGTACCTACACAATTAACGCAGGAACGAACTATAAACAAGCGATTATAGATTTATTAGCAACAGCAGGAATAACACAGTATATTATCGAGGACACAACGAAAACTTTACCAATTACAATGGCGTTTGATCCTGGAACAAGTAAATTAAGTGTTATCAATTCGTTAATTAATCAAATTAACTTCACACCAATTCGAGTTGATGTATACGGGAATTTCGTAACAAACTCTTATATTGCGCCAAGTAGCCGAGGGATTGAATACACTTATTCAGACGATTCTATGAGCGTAACGTAC